AAAGAAATAATTATCCTGTTATGCGGCGGCGACAAACGCACCCAGCAGGCGGATATTAACAATGCCAGGAAAATAGCCAAGCGTTATGAGGAGGAGTAAAAACATGGGAACCGTAACAAAGACGAGGAAACCCGCGAAAACGACAGGCGCGGCCAAGGAAAAAAAAACGTTAAAGGCAGACGAAAAAATAACTTTTTCAGATTGGGATCCCGCCAAATACATTGAAACCAAAGAAGCGGTAATAGCTTATATCGAAGCCGCCCTCGAAGAAAACGATCCCGATTTTTTACTTTCCGTTATCCGCGACGCCGCCCGCTCAAAAGGCATGGCGCAGATAGCCAGGGAACTGGGCCTTGACCGCAGGGGCCTGTATAAATCCTTAGCCCCCGACGGGAATCCGTCTTTTAAAACCGTGTTCAAGCTGCTTGACCTTCTTGGCCTGCGGCTCAGAACGGAACTTAAAACCGCATAGGGCCGCCGGCGCGGGGGAGGCGAAGACGGACGGAACGTCGGAACCTTTAAGAAAAAATTCGAAAACACGCCGCATTAGAAGATCGAATCCGTTTAAAAATTGCCGTGGTTCATGAATTCACTCATACGGTGGCGGCTCTATCCGCTATTTCAAGAGTAAAATCAAAACCGCTCATTAAACGCTCCGTATTGCAATAGTAAATTTCGGGGAAATTTTAAGGCCCTTCCGATAGATATTAAACGCGATATTGACAACCGGCTGAAAACATGATATATTATAACCGTTCCCGCAAAGGAACACGCCACCGGAGGAGGCGGCGGCGGACAACAGTCCGGAATAGCCTCTTTCGCCGTTATCCCGGCCACGTAAAGGCCGGTTTTTTTGCCCGTTACTTCCAATGGATTATTCCCCGTTCCAGCGGCGACCCGCCGGGCGGATAATTTATAAGCGGCTGCCCTTTCGCACGCTCGGTTTTCCGCGCGGCGGCCGCGGGCAAGGCGACAAGGTCGGCGCCGTCGGAGTCCTCCTCGCCTATTTCGTAACGCGGCGTTATCCTCTTAACGGTATGCCCGCAAAGTTCGCCCCTGCCGTGGCGCAGGGCCCTCTGTAACCTGAAATAAGAGATTCCCTTAGGAAGGAAAACCGTTCTGTGCGCCTCGCGGGTATTATTAAAAAATTCATTGTCAATCACGCAGGGATAAAAAATCATCGCCTTTGCCTCTCTTGCTTAAAACGTTTTATCGGATTCCCGCTACGGTCAAGTTAAAATCCCCCGCCGGACTGCCGGGAGTTAACGGGCCGGCGGGGGAAAGGCAGGGTTCATTTTACGCCGTAAGGCCGAGTTTTTCGCGTTCCCGGCGCCGGTATTCTTCCCGCTCGCGTTCCTGTATTTCGGCCAGCAACTGCTCGCGCGTTTTATGCCGTCTGGAATTAAAGTAGTTCCGCAGCTCCTCTGGCGTTCTCGCGGTTAGCGTTTCAAGCAGGGAAAGGTCGCGGTTCACGCGGCTTTTAACGCCGTCCAGTTCGCGTCCGAATTCCGGAGGCAGCCCGAGGGCTTCGAGCATCGGGCAGGTTTTCCATATTCCGTCCATGTTTGCCTGATAGCTTGTTCTCACGCGCCCGCGCAGTCCGTCCAGGGCGGCGGCTTTCGCTTCGAGCGCGGCGACGTCGGCGAGTATGCCGTTCAGAATTTTCTCCGCTTCTTTCCTGCATTCGCCGGCTGTTTTTTCAAGATTCTTAACGGCGTTTTTTTCCCTTTCCAGCGCGGCGTTTTTCTCCGCCCGCTCGAGTTTCGCGTTCTGCCGCTCGATTAGCTGTTTCAGGGTCGCGGCCTTGGAGTTCGCGGTTTCGGCTTTTCGCATAACGCCCGCGACGTCCTCCAGGTTGTCGTCAAGAAGCGCTTCCTGTTCTTTTTCCGCTTCGGCCAGTTTCGCCTCAAGCTCCGAAATTTTGCCCCTGATTTTTTCCGGGCTTTCCTGAAAAAGCGCTATTGGCGGTTTCGGCGGGTCCGGTATCCGGATCGCGTAACCGAGATCGACAAGCTTTTGCCCGTCGCCGTCGTCTATGCCGGTAATCTCGCACTGATCGGTTCCGGCATAGTAGGGGACGCCTTCAAATTCCGTCGTGCCGTTAATTATTCTGATGGTCATGCCGCCGCCTCCTTTTTCGCCTTCTCGGCGCGGGCCTTCGCGTCGGCGACGCTTCTGTCCCACGCGTCGCTTGTCGCCTTCTTGTTAAGCCGGTCGAGTTCGGCCTGCAAAAAATGGTCGAACTGGCTTTCTCCCATCGCGGCGTAACCGGCGCTGATGCCGGTTTCCATGATCTTTAAGAATTTTTTTCGTTCCGAAGGTTCGGCGTTTGTAAACGCCCTGGACAGTCCGTCGCAGTCAAGCTTCCAGGCGGATTCGTTAAAATAAGGCGCGAGCGCGTTGTACAGCGTTGCCCTGTCTTCGGGGCTTATGTCCTTCACCCACTCCCCGGCCGTCTGGCGGTTTCCGTCGCAGTCTTTAAACCACGCCCTCGTTTTTTCTACTCCCATGTTTTTCTCTCCCTTCCGACTTCCGTCGGCAATTTTATTTTCCCCGCCGCCACGGGCGGGGTTTCTCCCCCGTTTTCATAGTCCGCCGCTTTGCGGTTGCGGAAAACAAACGCGTCAAGGTCCTGTTTCTTAAAATAAATTTTTCCGCGTCTGCCCGCGGGCTTGTAACAAGGTATTTTCCCGAGATAAACGAGGCGGTAAAGATAGCCCTTTGAATATTTCAAATAAGCCGCCGCGTTTACGGAATCTATCGGATATGCGTCATTATCCATGTTTTCTCCTGTGCCTCCCCTTAATGCGAGGTGTCAGCCGCCGCGCCCACGGGCGGCGCGCGGCTGACACCTCACGTGCAATGGTCTCGCCGTCAATCCCGACGGTGAATATAGGTCGCTTTTATCGTCGGGGCGTTTATTGCTATGGTCAAGCGGGTTTTCATAAAAATAAATAAAATCAATAAAAAACTACCGGCATCCGCAATGCGGAACGGCGGCCGTTATTATATGCCCCTCGATGACTTTCCGCCCCTGCCTTAAATGGCGCTCAAGCCTGTCAAGGTTTATTCTCCCGTTAACCTCTTCCAGATATTGCCACGCGTCCAGAACGTTTGAAAAATATTTCCCGTCGACAAGGCAGGGCGTTTGATAGCGTTTGCCGATTTTAAAGTTATCCGTTTTCATTACCCGCCCTAATATTTAAAAAGCGGTTTCGGCCTAAGCCACGGGGGCCTTCTTCCGCCTGCCCTCACGTATGCTCCCGACGTGCCGTGAAGGTTCAAATATCTTTCCGGGGTTACGGCGCGGTCGTCAACATACAAATCCGCGACTAATTTTCGTTTTCCGGTAGAATCTATATTCGCCACGTCAGGCGGAACGGAATTCACGCCGTCGAATACAAGCCCCTGTTCCTTTAACCATTCGACGGCCCGTTCAAGATATTCCCCTTCCCGCGAAGTGTACAACACGTACCGGACGTTCCTTTTCTCAATCGGAGTCGCCGTAAGCTTCTTTAACAGGTTTATAAGCGGCACGTTAGGCGATCCGCAGTTTGGGAATTTCGCGAGCGACAGGGTGCCGTCGAAATCTACGGCGTGTACCCTGATAATTTTCTTTCTCATAATTTACGCCTGCTTTTCATAAGCGCCGCCTCGATGTTCTTGTTATGCGTCATCGACACCCACGCTTCGGTTATCTTGGAAAGCGCGGCGTTTATCCAGTCGAATTTTTTCGGCTGCGCGGGTTTCCTGAAACTCTGTACCATGCGCACTTTGGGCCTGCCGTAATCCGTCGTTTCCCCCGGGACGAATTCGTATAAGCCCGCGGGAAACCCTTCAGGCCCCGGCATGATAAACGTTTTCACTCCCCGCCTGTGAAGTACGGCAAGCTTTGCGGCGGTAGTCAGGCCGCCGTCCATGTCGCCCGTGCTGGGAAAATTCGCGCCGGGCGCCATTCTGTATTTTTGGGGCAGTATGTTTTTCATATTGCCCTTGCGTCCCGCGATTGTCGGCGCTCTTGTCCTTTTATCTGGAGACCCCAGAAATTCGACGAAGCCGGTAAACGGGCTGTTAGGCGCTCCTACCGATCCAGCGACGGCTTCCATGTTTGAAACCGTCGCTTTTTGTACTCTCATTTGGCGTTTGGTAAAATCCGGTCTTCTGGACGTAAAATTTTCGATTATGGAATTCGCGGCTTCGTCCTTAAAGCGAAAAGCCATGTCATTTAACGTCGCCGCCTGACTCTGCTTAACGAGCTTCGGCCATTTTTCCATTTCCTTGCAAAGTTTAAGAAGGCCGCTGCCATCGAATTTGAACATACTCATTATATGCCTATCCTTCCGACCACAAGATTGCCCGCGCCGTCTTTTGAAAGCGGCGGGACAAGGTTGAGTAACGCGCTTCTCCCGCTCGCCGTCCACGCGAATTCAACGTTTTTGATAACGTAGTTTCTCTCGTCGGGTATGTCCAGTACCGGAGCTTTCGCCGTTACGATAGTATTGGGCTTCCACAGCCTGCCCGAACCGTCGAACCAGTCCGACACGGGAAAACTTACGCTTAACGCCTCCAACTCAATACGGATCATTCTCCATGCGGCGGCTTCATTGATTGTCGAAGCGTCCGCGTCGTTTGCCTCGAACAGTATCTGCCGCCCGGGGGCTTTCGCGCCGATCTGCGGATCGCTGGCGGTCGCGTTTAACGGCTGTCCGTCCCCCGACATGGAGGACGCGAAGTATTTTGCGAAGCGCAGGCGGTCGTCGTACCTCGCCTTGAACTCCGTCGCCGTCCTTCCCGGATACTCGATACGCGCCACGGGCGATCCCGAATTTACCGCCTTCTGGAAAACCACGCCGCCGCGGTTGTCGCCCGCGACGAACAATCCCCTGCAAGCCGCCAGCCGTTGCAAGTATTTCGCTACGGTCTCCACGCCAGAACGCTCGGCTTCCACCGCGTCGAAAGCGTTCCCCGGCGGGTCTTTGAACGTTATCGGGAAGCCGTGCTTTTCAAGCACCTTTTCGGCGATCTGTTTAAGGTTGCTGTTTCTTATCTCTTTTTCCTGCGGAGGAACATGGCTGTCGGCGATGTCCGCGGTTAACGAATAAAACTCCAGATTTTTAGTTATCCCGTCTTTGGCGATAACGCTTTCCCGCGCGTACAATCTGCCAGTACAAACAAGTTCCGGGCCGATGTATAACTGCGCGTCCGTGAGGCTTCCACGCGCCGTTACCCTGTCAAACCATTTCGCGTATTCCGGCGAATTTTCGTTGCTCGGAGTCCACACGACGGAACAGTTGAAAGACGGGCATAAAATGTCTATCCCGTAAGCGAACCGCCCCTGCTTTACGGGAAGCTCACGCCCGTCGAGTACCAGCGTGATTTTTTCTTTGGGGTTGTTTTTGTAGCGGTTTTCCCTCGCCTCAGTCTTAGCCTGTTCCTTTTCCGCGTCCGCCGGTATGAAAAGCGTCTCTCCGGGATAAATTAGCGGCGAGCCGTCGGAAGCGGGGCCGCGACCGTTCAATTTCGGATTTGCGCGGACTATCGCCGGCCATTTGGAAGCCTGCCCGTACGCGATTGCCGCGATGCGGTTTAATACGTCGTTGTTTTGGACGATATAATTCTGTCCCGCTACTGGATTAGCCGTAGTATTAATAGACATTTCCCAGCCTCGCTATTTCCCAAAAATCGTCCACGGCCATTTTAGACCAACGAAGCGCGGCGGGTGAATTCGGGCCGGAGTCCTGCAGGTCCAGTACCGCTTCGTTTGTACTTTTCTGCGTCGCGATCATTTCATCATATTTCGCCAAAGCGCGGGACCAGTTGTCGTCCGAGCTGTCGGCAACGGGCCTCGTTCCAGGCGCTTCTTCAGGGTGCGCCGCCAGATACTCGGCTCGGTGCGTCGTATAACTCTCCGTTACCACGCCGGCCATGCCTCCAACGCTGCCTTTAACGGCCCCGGCTATGCCGCCGTTTTCAAAGCCCGCGACCGCGCCCCTTACGCCGGATTCAAGAAAAGTCCCGGTGCCACCCGTAAGCGCGACGTTAATTTTATCCTGAAAACCGCCTATCGCGTCGCTCGCGTTTTTCGCCCAGTCCATGCCGGGAACGTGGCCGAGCGCCCAGAACAGGCCCTGCACCGCGTCAAGCACCAGATTAAACGGCGCGAGCAGAAATTTCATAATGGTTTGCGCCACTGTTTCAATCGCCTCTTTGAAACCGCCTACTTTTTTTATAAGTAAAACCCATCCCGCGATAAGGGCGGCCACGGCAAGGATGACTATACCGACGGGATTCGCCGCCATAACGCCGTTCAAAATTGCAAATGCTATTTTTACGTTTGTAATGGCTGTTTTGATCGCTATTATCGCGTTGGCGATTGCGAACAGCGTTCCTACCGCGCCGCCTACAGCTAGAATTATCGGTCCCCACGCTTTAAAAAAATCTGTCGCCTTTTGAACATGGCGGATAATTTCCTGAATTATGCCGACCGCTTTTTTGAAAACGACAACCGCTTTTTGAACGTACTCATGGATTTTGTCTTTTATAAGTTCCCTGTTAGCTGTAATCCAGTCTTTTAACGCGAGTACGTAGGGGCCTACATACTGGATTACGGCAGATCGTATAACGTCCCCGAAGCCCTGTATATTACGCTTGACTGCCGTCCATGTGTCGTTCCATACCGTGGCCATGGCGATCTGGCGCTCGCTGATCAGGTCGGGGATTTCGTTCCCTGCGGCCTTTATGCCTTCCGCGCCCTGCGATAAAAGCGGATACAGTTCCGCCCATGACTTGCCGAGCGCGGCGTTACCGAGCGCGGCGCGTTTCGCTATGTCCGATTCTTTCGAAACCGCGTCCGCTATCATGCCGAAGACTTCCTCGTTTGATTTCGCGCCTTTTACCTGATTGAATAACGCCTTGTTGTTTTCGCTCAGGTGTTTGTAGAGAGTGCCGCTGCCCTGCTGGAACTGTCCGAGATTTTTGTTAAGGATATTAAACGATCCGGATAATTTTTCGGCGGAAACGCCCGACAGGGAAGCGGCATAACTCAACTGTTGAAAGCCCTCGGCGGAAAGTCCGATTTTGGACGCTTCCTTTCCCGCCGCGTCAGCGCGGGCGGCGAATTCGTTTACGCTTGTTATAAGGTTTTTCATTCCGGCAACCGCACGGGTTATGCCCTGCGAGATTAAATTCCCTATCGCTACGCCCTTCGCGATGTCGCCTATACCGCCGATTTTGGATTTAAGCAGGTCGGCTTTTTTTCCGGTGTCGCCTAACGCGTCGCCCATTCCCTTCGCGGATTTTTCCGTCGTCTTGCGGGCTTTGTCCACGGCGGAACTTATACTGTCTTTACCGCCAAAATTGACGGACGCTTTCCAGTCTAAAGCCATAAAATTATTTTCCTTTCA